GCGATCACGTCCGCAGCCGGGGAGATCAACTCTATCCTGATGACCCTCGGCCAGTACCGGGTGACCGGCACCAGTAACGGGGTGTTCTTCTGATGGTGGCGCCGACCACGACGTTCAAGGTCAAGGGGCCGATATTCGACAAGCCCCAGAAGGTCAGCCAAGGATTCACCGAGGCGGTCAATCGGGGGCTGCTCGATCTGGTGATCATCGAGGGCAGCAACAGGGTGAAAGAAGACCTATGGGGACCGACATCTGCCGAAGCCTACAAGAAATCAACGCCGAGCCAGAGACACGGTGCGAAGACCCGAACTCTGAAGCGGGCGGTATTGGGGAGCGTCCCCGAGGACGGTATCGGGCAGATTGACGCCGGAGAGCATCAATACAGGGAAAACCTGAACTATGCCATCAAGGTCGAAAGGCTCTATGGGATGTTTCAGAAAGTCTATGACCGTATCAACAATAATCCGAAGATGTACGAGGACTATATCGGGGACGCCCTGATCGAGGCGTTCGCTTGAGCCGGTCGGGGGCGTTGGCCCAGATCGACACCCTCCTGGCGGCGATCTCCGACCCTGCCTTCGTGGCGGTCTATCGCGGGGAGCCGCTGGCGATATCAGGGACTCCGGTCCTGGCCTTCTGGTTGACGGGCCGGACCAGCGACTTCGAGACCCTGGGCGATATCGGGTCGCGGGTAACAGTCATGGTGCGGGCATATTTCAGGATGCAGGACTCACCAGACGTGCGGGAGAGCATCGAGGAGGAGGTCTGGGACGCGATGTACCAGATCGACAGCCAGCTCCGCTCGGACGCCGACCTGGGCGGCAACGTGACCGACTCCTCGGTCGGGGCCGCGACCGTCGGCTACACCAACATGAGCGGCGGGGTGTTCCGCACGGTGTCAGTCCCATACGAGATGGAGCTTTACGGCGAGGTCACGATCACGCCGTAGCGGCCCCAGGATGGCCGGAGAGCGTTGTGAACATGGAGGACGTGTATGGCTAAGACGAACGGATTGAACGTCCGGCTCTATGTCGAGGGCTATGACCTGTCGGGCGACGCGAATGCCTTGTCTGGCATGGGCTACACCAATGAACTCCTCGACGTGACGACTCTCGATGTATCGGCGCGGAAGCGGATCATCGGGATAGTAGACGGGGAGATCAGCGTCGATGCGTTCTTCGATGCCGCCTCCTCCCGACAACACGCGGTCTGGACATCCAACAGCGGCAAGCTCCCTACGGCTGATCAGGAGGTTCTCGTTCCGATGGGGTCAGCGGTGGGCGATCCGTGCGTCGGGCTAGTGTCGAAGGAGGGAAGCTATACGGTGACCCGGTCTCCCGGCTCCGCGATAGCGGCGAACGCCACCTTCTCGGCCAACGGCTCTGGCCCTGATTTCGGTGTCATGCTGACCGCCCATGACGACACCCATTCGTCGGCTGGATCTGGAACGGTAATGGACGGTGGAGCGGCAACATCGAACGGCGGGGCCGCGTATCTCCAAATCTTCAGCCTTGCTTCTGGCAGCGTCACGGTAAGTGTTCAAGAATCCACATCTAGCGGTGGATCATATACAAACATAGTTAATTTCTCGACTGTCGCTGCTGCTGCCGCCCCGACATCGGAGAGGTTGGCGATGACCGGCACGGTTGCCCGGTATCTGAAGGTCACAACGACGGGGACATTCTCCAACGCGAAGATTGCGGTGGGATTCACGCGACTATAGGAGGTCGAAATCATGGCGAAGCAGACTGGTTTGGGCGACTACCTTGCGGTGGACGACTCCGGCGGGACCGCTAGGGACATCAGCAATGACATCGGGGACTACGGGATAAACATCGCGCAGGAGCTTGTTGAGACCACCGGCCTGGACAAGTCGGCGCGGGAACGGATCACGGGCATGAGTGACGGAGACGTGTCCCTCAACGGGTTTTTCAATGCAGCGTCGAACAAGTCGCACGATGTATTCAAGACCCGCACCGGGACTCGGACGTTCGACTTGCGGGTCGGCGGGAACTCCTCAAGCAACCCGAAGCTGGCGATGGAAATGCAGGTGGCGAGTTACGCGATCACCAGGGGATCGGACGGGGCATTGACCTGGAGCGTAACCCTGAACCTCGCAGACGGCACCGTCCCGGCATGGTCGACAGTCTAGTGGTAGTCCAGAACGTCAACGGGGTCAAGCCCTTCGTCATCCAGAGGCGTCGGGCGATCCTAGTGTTCTCGGAGCCGGAGTATTCCGGTATCCACATCGAGGCCCGGTTAGACGTCGATCTAAAGACTTTCCTCGATCTCCAGAGTCTGGCCGGAGCTACTGATTCCAACCCGGACGATCTCCGGTCGGCGTTCAGCATGTTCGGGGACGAGATATTGTCTAGCTGGAACCTCGAGGATGAGGACGGCAGGGTGCTGCCGGCAGATGCGTCGGGGTTCCTGTCTCTCCCTCCTACGCTGGCAACGAAGGTGTTGGGCGCATGGACGGAGGCGGCAACGACGCCGGGGGAAGACTCAGCCTCGGAATAGCCAGATGGCTGGCTGTCCGGGGCGGGACGTATCAGGACGGTCGCCCGATCGTGAAGCCGACCGAGTTAGAATTGGCCGAGATCGTCGACGGCATCTGTCAGAGATATAGCTGTCTGCCGTCCCAGCTAATGGCCGAGGATGTGGGGATATTGCGGATGTTGGCAATCGTGAGCGAGGGCAAGGCGGAGGATAAGAAGAGTGGCTAACACCGTCACCATAAAGGTCGACGCCGATACGAAGCAGGCCGAGAAGTCCGTCAAGGGCATGGGCGATAAGTTCCGGTCTGCGATGAGGGGCGTCGCTAAGGCTGCCGGGGGCCTGACGCTGGCCGCTGGAGCGGCGGCGAAACTGGGCCAGGAATACCAGGAGGCCACGAACACGATCGCCGCTGGCACCGGTGCGAGCGGGGAGCAACTGGAAGGGCTGACCCAGTCTTTCAAGGACGTCTGGGCCGAAGTTCCGCAGGACGCGGCGGCAGTGTCTGCCGCGATCGCGGACATCAATACCGAGATGGGCTTGGAGGGCGAAGCCCTGGAGGATGTTACGAAGGCGTTCCTCGACGTCTCGCGAGCGATGGGCGAGGATGTCGGGCCGATGATCAAGTCGGTCGCCGATGCCATGGTGCAGTTCGGTGTCCCGGCCTCGGAGACCCGCAGCCAACTCGACAAATTAACAGCGGTCTCTCAGGCCGTTGGTGTTCCGATGACGAAGCTGGCCGACATAGTCGTCAAGCTAGGACCGCAGTTCCAGGCTATGGGGTTCTCGCTAGATGAAGCCACCGCATTGATCGGCAACATGGAGGCCGCTGGTATCGGCAGCGCGAAGGTGATGCGAGGTCTTAATACCGCAGTCAAGAAACTGACCGACGAAGGCGTCACTGATATCCAGGGTGGACTCAGGGCCATGATCGAGTCTATTCAGAACGCCGAGACCGACGCCGAGGCGACCACAATCGCGATGGACCTGTTCGGGGAGTCCGGCCTTAGATTCAAGGACGCAATAGATAAGGGCGTATTCAGCCTCGACGATATGCTGAAAGCGATGGGCGACTCCGAGGGTAAGGTCGCCGACCTCGGAGCGGTGACCCTGACGACATCGGACAAGTTCGACATCCTGAAGAATAGGGTCAAGGGGACACTCACCCCCATCGGTAGCTTCGCCACGGCTCTCGGCCCGATCGTGATCATGGCCCCGGCTCTGGCGACCGGTATCTCAGCGATGGCGGCGTCCCAGACGATAGCCACGGCGGCGACGTGGCTCCAGACGGCGGCGATGACTGCGCTCAATTTCGCTATGGGGCCGATCGGCCTGATCATTTTGGGCATCGTCGCGGCGGTGGCTGCGGCTATTTTGATCTTCAAGAACTGGGACAAGATCGTCGAGACGGTGCAGGCCACCTGGGAAACGGTCTGGAACACGATTAAATCCCTATTCGACACAGTTATGGAGAAACTCTCGGCAGTATTTAATAGCAAGCTCGGCTGGCTTCTCCCTGGCGGTGCGCTACTCAAGGCATTGTTCTTCTTGCGTGATAACTGGAAGACGATCTGGAACGGGATGGTGGCGGTCGTCAAGGCAATCGCGAACCCGATCATTGGCATCATAAACACCGTGATCGGCGCGGTGAATGCCCTATTCGATGCCATGCGTAAAGTCGAGCTTGGCTGGGAGGAGAAGAAGATAGGCAAAGGCCCAATAGCCGTAACTGTCCCTGGATTTAGTTTTGCCCCGTTCGCGGGACTACCAACCATCCCGAAGATTCCGACACTGGCGGCTGGCGGCATCGTCCGGTCTCCGACCCTGGCGATGCTGGGAGAGGCTGGCCCGGAGGCCGTCGTCCCGTTGGGCCGGGGCGGCATGGGCGGAGGGATCACTATCAACATCCTCGGCCCAACGTATGGGTTCGATGATTTCGAGGAGAAGGTCAGCGAGGCGATCACCGACGGGGTCAGGCGCGGCGGATTCTCGGGTGTCCTGGCACCCGCCTAGGAGCAGCAGACATGGCGAATGAGCTGAAACACGGCTCCGTCGGGACGGAGCTTACGCAGGCCGAGTGGGAGGGGGTCGGGACGCACGTCGTTGCCGATCAAGCGGTCGGGGACATCATCTACGCCTCGACCACCACGCAGTTGAGGCGGCTGGGGGTTGGCTCTAACACTAACGTCCTCACTCTCGCGTCAGGGATTCCGTCCTGGGCCGCTCCGGCGGCGGCGGCAGCGGGGTCACTGACGGGGTCGACACTCGCGTCCGGCGTGACGGCGTCCAGTTTGACGAGCCTCGGCACCCTGACCGCTCTGACCGGCGGTACGGGCGACCTGAACTGGGACTCCGGCACCCTGTTCGTGGACTCGTCAGCGGACAAGGTTGCTATCAATCGGACAAGCTCTCTACTCGCTGCACTGGACGTGATAAGGACGGGCTCCTCGGTGCAGATCGCGATCGCGCCGGGGAACCTGACATCGGCGGCAGATGGCGTTGGGGCAAGCATCCACTACCAGGGCAACACAGCCGGGCAGTCGATGGTCGACCTGGCGGGCGTCTGGGAGGCTGACGCGACGAGTGCCAGCTTCAAGGTCGAGACCCGCAACGCTGGCTCCATGCAGCAGAACCTGGTCATCAAAGGAGACGGTGAGGTCGATTTCAAGAGCCGCTCTCCCGGCCTCTCCAACATCGGCGCAGCCGGGAACGATTTCGGAGCCGCCACCCTCGACCTGGCGTCAGGATTCGAGATCGCGGGCGCGGGCGGGCTGACGATCTCGTCGGCGGGCGCGAGTAGCGATTTCAATCTCAACGCCGTGGGATATCTCCAGCTCCAAAAGGGCGGGTCTACGAAATGCACGGTGCACACTCATGGTATCGCCCTGACCGCTGCTACGGCCCACGCCGACACGGCGGGGACTAACATCATCTCCATTTTCAACGGGACTGCACCAGCCGGGACTCTCGCTAACGGCGCGAGTTTCTTCTGCGCGGCTGGAGAGATGAAAGTGATCGATGCTGCCGGTAACGTCACTGTCCTCTCGCCGCATGATGACGATGGCCGCTGGATATTCGACTCGCGGGACTCGGTGACAGGCCGGGGGTTACGCATCCAGATGGAGCAGATGATGCGGCGACTGGACGAGATGCTCGGCGGCGGGTTCATCGAGGAGTTCACGGAAGACATAGGAGCATGATATGGCGACCACTACAGAAGCCCTACTCGAACATCTGACGGCACTCCGGCGGTCGGTGACGACGGCGATGGCCGAGGCCAACGGCTACAAAGAATATGGCGATATGATGACGGATGCCGCGAAGGCGGCACAACTCGCCGAGGTGACGACGGTCCCATCGGCTAGGCAACACGCCAGCGACTGCGAGATCTGCACCGCCTGGGACGGGTCGTCAGAATGACCGATATCACGAACCCGCAGATCACCGACGCCGATCTCCAGGCATTGCTGACCCAGAACCCGCTCGCAGCCGAGCAGTTGCGGCGGATCATGGCCGAGCGGCAGCGGGACGAGGCCCTGGCAGCACTGGCGATCGCGCAGAACGGGACGGCCCCTGAGTCCGATGTCGAGGAGGTCGTTTCCGCGGACATCGGGATCGCCGATATCGCTGGCCCGCTCCGACCGAGAGGATAATGGGAAGCTACACCCTCCTCGTCGATTGGAATAATGACGGGGATTTCACCGACGCCAACGACGATATCACCGGCGACACCCTGTCGCTGTCGTGGTCTCGTGGGCGTGACTATGCTTCAGCCCTACAAGGCCGCTCGGTCGCCGGGAAGCTCTCCGCCGTCCTGATAAACACCGCCGGGAAATACTCGCCGAGCAACACCTCCTCGGCCCTGACGGGCGACATCGTCCCAGGCCGGTCGATCCAGCTCCAGGCCGGGTCGGGGTCGTTCCCTTACACGTTCCCGGTCGCGTTCAACGATGGCGTCCGCTGGCAGGGTAAGCTCGACCGCATCAAGCCCGCCCCGGCTAGTCGAGGTCGCAAGACGGCGACCCTGACCGCCTTCGGAACGCTGGGCTATCTCAACCAGTTCGAGACCCAGTTGGCGAGCCAGACCAATCGACGGACGGACCAGGCAGTCGGGGACATCCTAGATGATGTGGGCTGGGATGCCGCCGACGATCGCGACCTGGACACGGGCCTGACCACGATCTCGCGGTTCTGGATGTCGCGGAAGAAGGCCATCGACGCCCTGCGGCTGGTCGAGGAGGCCGAGGCCGGGTTCGTCAAGGAATCGAAGTCGGGCCAGATCGCATTTGAGAACCGGCACCACCGGATCACGCAGACAGCCTCGACGACCTCCCAGGCTACGTTCTCGGATGCGGACGGGGCCACTCATACGTTTGAGCAGATCAGCCAGACCGACCCGCTCTCGACGATCATCAATCACGTCGAGGCGACTGCCCGCACGTTCGACACGGCCTCGGTCGCCGTACTCTGGACGCACCCCGAGACTGGGTCGGCATCGCCCACGCTGGCTCCCGGCGAGAGCAAGGTATTCGTCGCCGAGTTCCCGAACCCGGACTCCGCGAACAACGCAATGGAGGTCAACGCCTGGACGACCCCGGCAGCGACGACCGACGTCCTGGCTAACAGCGCGTCCGGCGGCGGCGGAACCAACCTGACCGGCGACCTCACGATAGCGGCGTCGAAGACCGCCGAGAGGATGGAGATCACGCTGACCAACTCGGCGACCGGCAGCGACGCCTTCATCACCAAACTCCAGGCGCGAGGGACGGCGGTGTCGACGAAGAATCCTTGCATCGTCAGGGCCATCGACACGACCTCGCAGTCTAGTTACGGCGAGCGGAAATATGTCGCCAAGACGAAATTCATTCCGACCACGTCCGAGGCCCAGGACTGGTGCGACTACCAGATGGCGATCTACGGGTCGCCGATAGAGATACTGGCGATGACGATCCCGGCATCGGCCCAGGGCAATATCGGGCAGAGCCTGACCCGCGACCTGTCCGACCGGATCACCGTCACGGCCAGCAACGACTCCAAGCTCGGCATATCGGCGGACTTCTTCATCGAGAGCGAGAAGCACCAGGTCTCGGCGGGCGGGAAGGAACACTCCACGGTCTGGCAGCTATCGCCCGCGACCGGCGGTTATAGCCAGTTCTGGGTGCTCGGCGTCGGGGTGTTCGGCTCCGACACGGTTCCGGCCTTCTAGCACATTCGACCCGGTGTACGGGGGTTTTTCGGGGGAGTTTCGGGGGAGTTTCGGAGACACTAGGAGACAGTGATGGCCTGGACCGCACCTAGATCATGGACGTCTACGATGGTGACCGCCGCGATGTTCAACACCGATATCAAAGCGAATCAGGACGTCCTGTCGAGCCATGCTCACAGTGGGGCGGCGGGCAACGGCTCCGCGACGCTCTCAGGCGTCTCCCTGTCGGCCCTGGCGGTGCCGGTGCTGGCCGACCAGAGCGGGAACCCATCGACGGCGGGACGCCTCCAGCGCAACGGGAATAATCTCGTGTACTACGGGGCCGCGCTCGTCGGCCTCTACGCCGACGCGGTGGCCGGGACGGCGTCCCTGCGGACGCTCGGCACCGGCTCGACCCAGGCGGCAGCGGGGGACCATACTCACTGATGGGCATGACGACCGTCACAGCGCGACCGATGATCCGGCAAGCTAGGCGGGAGCCACCGCCCCGGCTTCTGTGGCTGTCGCGTATCGTGAGCAAGGGCTTTTCTTACGAGTTCCCGTTCCGGTTCCCGGTTCAATAGGAGAGATATATGGCCTGGACGACTCCGAGGGACTGGACGGGCATCAGCAACGACATCGTGACGGCGGCGATGCTGAACGTCGACGTACGCGACAATCTGGGCGTCCTCTCGACCCATGCCCATACCGGGGCGGCTGGTCAGGGCGCGTCGTCGATGTCCGGCCTGTCCCTCGCGGCCCTGGCGACCTTGACCTTCGCGAACCAGTCCGCGAACCCAGACGCCGCCGGGGAGTTGCAGAGGAACGGAAATGACCTCCTGTTCTACGGCTCGTCTGCGGTCAATCTGACGGCGGCAGATGCCAGCGCAGGGACGGCCTCGCTCCGGAGCCTCGGCACGACGAGCGTCAAGGCCGCAGCCGGGAATCACGAGCATACGATAGCGACCCCATCCTCAACTGACGAAACAGGGGCCGAAGTTGGTGACACTGGGTCTTCTAGAAGCAACCGTCAGAAGGCGTACACTGTCGGTCAAGACCTCGATGGTTGCTCAAAATCTGTAGTGGTTAGTGATGCCAAGAGTCTCGTAATAGTTGTGGGCTTTGTTGCTCTAAATGCTGTAGGTGATCTCGCGAAAATCGATATCGAAGAGGACGGTACGGTTATCCAGGACGGCATGACTACCAGGATTCAAGAAAAGGATGTGTCGGTATTTCAAAATTATGCGTTCGACGTAGTGGAGAGGACAGACCTCAGCGTCGCTACGCACACATACACGATGACGGCTAGCGATAGTGTGACCATTTCGGCAGCGTGGATCTATGCCACGGTATGCCAGGTATGACCAAGATCGGCCGAGCATGGTGAGATGCACGATCCCGACCGGGTCGAGTACCTCATCCAGGTCGTCGGCGCACGTATCGCACCCGAGCTGCGGGGTCTCCGGACCTCGGCGTCTCGGATGCTGGTCGTCATCGTGATCCAGCTAGTGGTGACGTCTATTCTGATCGCGGTCTGCGGAGTCACGTTATGGGTGGTGCTCCATGCTGAGTGATATCGGGATAGCCCTGGGGTGGCCCCGTAGGGCCGTCCTATGGCTCCTCCTGGGTGTCTGGGCCTGGTTGTGCTCTCAGGGCCGCGCTCTGAGGGCGTCGCCCCGGCAGTTCTATGTGTCCGTGGGCAAACGTCGGGATTGGACGCTGGCGAAGGCCGCGTACCTCCAGGAGGAGTCAGGCCGGTGGCGGGCCTTGTTCAGCACGATCAAAGCTCCCTACTCGTTTCTCAGGATGATGGGCCTGTCGCCTCAGATGGCCGTGGGCCTTCTGGCACTCGGCTCCACGGCTGGTTCGGCTGTAGTCGTCAATGAGACACTCCTGTCGGAGAGGTCATTCGGCAGGGGCGACAGCGGGGTCTACTCGGCCCCGTCCGATATCCCGACGAGTTATAGCGAGGACGATAACACGCTGAAAATAGACCTCGGCACGACCCCGGTAGGCGAGATCACCATCGAGGACGTCACCGTGGGAACGGCTTTCACCGGCTCCACCCTGCCCAGCGG